AGAGATGAAAGTCAAAGACGCTCTAAACTACGGTAAGATATCCACAGGTAACTCTAAAATGCCCGGAACCACATACGCCATCGATGCGTTCGCGTGTAACACTGGTTCAAAGCTGGCACAGATCGAAGGCACGCCGTGTCACTCGTGCTACGCCCGCAAGCTACAGAAGCTACGCCCAAGCGTAAACCAAGGCTGGAAGGCTAACTTGGCCAAATGGGAAGCAAGTGATCCCAAGGAGTGGATCGCCAGCATGGTATTTCAGATCGAACGCTATAACGTCGACGGGTATCACCGCTGGTTTGATAGCGGCGATCTACAATCGCTGGACATGTTAGACGCTATCGCAGAGGTCGCACGCATGACGCCAAGCGTTCGCCATTGGCTCCCTACGCAAGAACGTAAGCTTGTCTCTGATTGGTTAAAGCTTGGCAACACATTGCCTGATAACCTTAACCCTCGCGTATCGGCCGCCAAGCTCAACGGAGACAAACCCAAGGGCATAAACGGTTCGCAAGTCTACACAAAAGGGCAAGCGCCCAAGGGCTACGCGTGTCCCGCCCGCACACAGGGCAACAATTGCGGCGATTGCCGTGCTTGCTGGTCGCGGAGCGTTCCCCTGGTTAGCTATCCTAAGCACTAGGGTTGCAACATTGCACAAGGCGGCTCATAGTCGCCTTGTTCGATGTTTTAACCTAGCAGAAAGACAAACAATGAATTGCACCCGTTGCCACAATGGCCCCATTGAGTTTATATACCGTATCAATTGGAACGATATACACTATTGCCCACAGTGTAACCTTGAGCACACCGTTGACATAAGACGAGCTACAGAATTGATAGACACTAACACAAGAGAAATAGAAAGGTTCGGAGAATGAACAAAGAACAAGCAAAGAAGTTAACGGACAGAGAATTGTCCTTTGCTTTGCAAGACATTAACAATACTTCCAGACTACATGACCACGGTACGCCCTATTATGATAAGCTTTTGTCTGACTATGATCTAGTCATTGAGGAAATGGGTCGCAGGTGTGCCATTGAGTACCGTAGGAGGTACCAAAAATAAGTTAAAATATTTTTTGTCGCACCCCTTGAAATTCTAAATGAGCGTACTATATACAATATTGTACTCTCTTAGAGTACTCTACAATAGGGTATCTTACTCTATACGATACAATATTGTATCAATAAGAGGTGAAAATGAACACGCTGAAGATACAAACGACAGACCAAGAACTTCACGACGCCTACTTGTTCATGGACAAGGGCAGAGGTAAACAGGTGAGCATACGCCGTGATCAATTGGTACACCTTGCGCTGGACCATACTGCCATGGTCCGGGCATTGGAGAAACTAGGCGTTCGAGTAGTAGCATCTGATTCCAACACATACGGAGAAACGAAATGACGCAGAAAAAGAAAATCCTCGTTCACCTTGAATCTGGCCGGTCAATCAGCCCCCTTAAGGCACTTGGTCTGTACGGGTGCTATCGATTGGCCAGCAGGATTAATGATCTTCGCAATGATGGTCACAGTATTGAAACCATGATCCAGACGGACGGCACTGGTCGCAATTACGCCCAGTACAAGCTGGTCTCATAACGTGAGGTGCGCTATCTGTGACGCACCATTGCCGCCTACACAGCCATTAGAGAACGACCTGTGCAGCGAGTGTGGCCACCATGTGCGGAGAGCCTTGGGTCAGACTGACCCCATTGAGACACTATTGAAAGAGGACGAAGAATGAACATTTTTGCCAGCATACTTGCAATCTTCCTAGGACGTGCTATCTTAATAGAACAGAAATTGAAAGGTGAAAAATGAATAAATATCAGTGGAACTACTCAACAGATGCCAAATATGCGATGTCATTGGAGCAATACGTCCTGAAATTGTGCGACGAGATTTGCGACCCGGTGGAGCACCTCGAAGAGTGCGACGGGGACATGATGATGTCGGAATATCGCAAACTGGTTAGCGGCGCGTGGCATTTAAGGCACCTAGTGAAACAGATCAACGAAGAGGAACTGTAGCCATGAAGCGCGATGAAATCCTCGTTACAGCCGGACAGCTTATCAATGGTGACAGGAAAGAGGACTACGGTGACGCATACCTGAACCATATGCGCATCGCAGAGTTCTGGAACAATTACCTAGACCATGAGATCAAGCTGACGCCCACCGACGTGGCAATGATGATGATGCTGGTGAAGATCGCCAGGTGCATCCATGCGTACAAGGACGACAGTTTCATAGACATGTGCGGCTATGCCGCCTTAGCCGGAGAAATGTCAAATGCAGATATTAAGCGTCCTGACTGGGGCTGATGTGATTAAGATATCTATCACCAGCCTTGTATTTTTAGCGGCAGCATATTACATATGGAAAGGTTAATCATGGACAAGTTTACAGAGTCGGAATATTTCAACCACCTATATAAAGAGGGTCTGTCCCCCGCCGTGATAAAATACTTTGAGGAGATGGCAGAACTCAACAAGCGAAGCATGACGTACTTTATGATCATGGCCTTGGAAGAGCTTAAGATGTACCTAGACCAGCAACCATACTACACTGTAGACCTAGAAGACGACGAAACGGAGACACAACACTGATGGATCAAATTGAGTCCACTGCGATCAAAACGCACCAACCTTGTCAAAGCTGCGGCAGCAGTGATGCCCTGAGCATCTACGATGACGGACATACCTACTGCTTTAGCTGCGAAGAGACACTCAGAGAGGTCAATGAAGTGGAAAACATAGACGATTACCGACCGACCAAGCCTGACACCCCATGGTCAGAGCGCAGGATCAGCAAGGCTGTGTCTGATTTCTACGGTGTTACGGTGAGCGACATTGCCGTGATGTTTCCATACCACACCCCCGACGGCATGAGAGCAGCTGAGAAGACAAGACGGGTAGGCAAGATATTTTCAACCAACGGAGACTTCAAAAATTGCACGCTATTTGGGACGCATACACTGAGCAAGTCACTGGGGACTAAGTCCAGCACACTGATCGTCACAGAGGGTGAAGCAGATGCACTGGCAGCGTTCCAGATGGCTAACTCCATCCAGCCTAGTGCCACGGAGATCAGCAAGAGGTCTAACGCAATCGTACACGCACTGAGCTTGAAGAGCGGACAGGCAAGTGCTGAGCGCGACTTCAAGAACAACCTAGAGCTACTGGAAAGCTTCGACCGGGTTTTCATATGCTTCGACAACGAGCCAAAGGCACAAGAACAGGCAGAGAGGTGTGCCAAGCTGCTCAAACCGGGCAAGGCATTTATCGTTGAGCTTGAGCACAAGGATGCTTGTACCTACAGTTCGCGCAGCATGGAGCGGGAGTTCCTAGGTCACCTTAAGAACGCCACGTGCTACACCCCTAGTGGTATCAGGAATGCCGCCTCAGACTTCGATGGTCTTTGGTCTGAACAGAACCTGCGTTCCATAGACTTCCCGTTCCCTGCCCTACAGAACAAGACGCTGGGCGTAAGGTCCAGGGAGATCGTCACATGGGCAGCAGGGACAGGCGTGGGCAAGTCCAGCTTGCTCAGGGAGCTTCAGCACCACTACCTGAAGGAAACGGACGTTAGCATAGGTATCATTGCCTTGGAAGAGTCCGTTGACCGTACCCGGAGAGGCATTTTGGCGGTTGAAGCAAGTGATAGACTACACCTCAACGAAGTATTCGAGAAGTATTCGAAAGAACAGATTAAGGAATACTTTGACACTACTTTAGGCACCGGCAGGGTCTTTATCTACGACCATTTCGGTAGCCTAGAGATGGAAGACCTGATCAACCGTGTCCGTTACATGGTGGTTGGTCTAGATTGCAAGGTCATCTTCATCGACCACCTGAGCATCTTGGTCAGTGGTCTTGATATCAACGACGAACGGAAGGCCATAGACCGTACCATGACTTTGCTCCGCCAGTTGACTGAGGAAACAGGCTGTGCGATACACTTGGTCACCCATCTGCGTAGGCTAGGATCAGACCGTAGCCACGAAGAGGGCATGGAGGTTAATCTTGGACACCTTAGAGGATCACATGGCATTGCACAGATCAGCGACACAGTGGTGAGCATGGAGAGAGACACACAGAGCGACGATCCGGGCTGAGGCCACTTACCGAACCAGTGCCCCTGGTAGCCCGCGGCGTGCAGCTTGTCCGAGACCCAGTTCATCCGCAGGTCGATGTCATCCGTGTCGTCGGCGCTGAGCTGCTCTCCGTGATGGATCGGCCAGCGGCCCGTCAAGAAGCTTCGGCGCGTCGGAGAACAGTGCCAGTGCGTGTAGTGGTTGGTCAGCACGATGCCCTCCTTGGCGAGGCTGGTGATGTTGGCCGTCCATGCTGCCGCTTCGGGGTTGTGGATGCCGGTGTCGTAGTACCCGAGATCGTCCTGCAGGATCGGCCGAGTGAGGCGCGGCGTCAGGTACTGAAGGCTGTAGCTCTGAGGCTGTCAGAGCGAGGCTGCAGCTGCTGTACGGCTGTACAGAACGCGATGGGAGTACCTGCAAAATGGAGACGATGTGGGGCTTGCTGCCTGCCGCAGACGCGGCCGCGGCCGTTGCAGACGCCT